AGTGACCAGACTCCTGATGCAGATTTAACATTTAATTGTTTAACTAAAACTATTCCTGATCCTCCATTAGCTGCTGTTCCTCCTGAAGGAATAAAAGTAGATCCTCCACCTCCTCCACCTGTATTAGTTGTTCCATTTCCTCCTGGTGCTGATCCTCCACCACCTGGTCCTGCTGCATATGGAGTTGGTCCAGAAGCACATCCACCACCTCTTCCTCCACCTGCATAAACTCCTGAAGTTGGTCCATAGAATGGTTGTGGTGATGTTCCAAATAAAGGAGTAGCATCTGCTCCAGGCCCTGAAGTTCCTGGTGTTCCTCCAGCTCCTGGTGCTGTAGTAGCATTACCTCCAACTCCACCGGCTCCACCTCCTCCTCCACCATTAACAGCTGTAGATCCTCCTGATCCAGCTCCATTGCCTCCATTATTTCCTTGAGAAGGGCTTACTGGTGGACTATTTCCTGTTCCACCTGGTTGAGCACAATAATTAAGTGGTCCTGCATTACCAATACCACCTGTTCCTCCCCCACCTGATCCACCATTTGCTCCTATAGCTTTAGCAGCAGATATAGCTATACCTCCACCACCTCCACCTGTTGATGTAATTGTTGAAAATACTGAATCTGATCCTGGAGATGCTCTATTGCCACTAGTAGCACAAGCTGGTACCGATCCTGTTCCACCTCCTCCAATAGTAACTGATATAGGTGATCCAGGTAAAGAAAAACACGAAGAAGTTCTATAACCTCCTCCTCCACCACCTGCTCCTGAACTACCACCACCTCCTCCACCTCCAGCTACAACTAATACAGTTGCAGTTGTTGGTGCTTGATTAGATGGATTAAAAGTTCCTGATGCTGTAAAAGATGTTACAACTGTAGTGGATGTTGGATCGTTAACTGGTCCGATAATTCCGCCATTAGACATAGCTTGGACCTCCTGTTAACTTATGTCTTCGTAACTAATAACAACTTCAAGATCACTGTTAGCACTTGCGCCGCCAATGATTGATCTGTTCTCCATTAAATAGAAAGAAGAATTTTTATCAACCAAGTTTAATGTTGCATCTGCTGGAACAGAAATTGTAGAAGCAATTGCATATGCAGTTGATGTTCCTAAATCATTAGTTGCAACTTTAAATGTTACGTCAGCAGCATTTGTACCATCAACGTTTGAAATCATTACTGAATTAATTTTATAAACTTTTCCTGATGAAGCTGAGTTAGTAAGAAGAACTGTTGTCAAGGTCGTTGTTAATGCACCAATGACTGTTTCTCCTAAAATACTTGTTACGTTTACTATATTTGGGTTTGCCATATTTATTTACTCCGTAGTTATTTTAGCCGAAAACTATTGCCATAGCAATAGCCTTTCCTGTTGTAATACCAGCAGTAGCAAAGGATAATGTACCAGAACCATTGGTAACTATAGCTTGTCCGTTAGTACCATCTGCTGTTGGTAATGTAAAAGTTAAGTCAGAAGCTACAGTTGCACCTGATTTAAAAGCTACATAATTTGAATTATCAGAATCACCAAATCTTATTTCGTTTTGATTAGGTAATCTAATAGTGGATAGATCATTTCCTATGTCAGTAGGATTTGTACCATCTAAATAAATTATTTTATGAGATTTATCAGTTGTAGACCAAATTACAGAAGAACCTCCAACTTGATTAAATGCTAATGTGTAAGCACCTGTAGTAGCATTATCTATAATGTATGTTTTTTCAATACCTGTTTCTACAAACACTGTAGAGTTAGCGGATAATGTTCCAGTAAATTTTATAACTGCATTTCTTGCATCTGAAATAGTAGCATTAGTCATCGACAATGTCGTATTTGTAGATGTTAGTGCTATAGATTGATAACCAGCGATTGCTTGTTGTAATAAATTTAAATTTGTATTAGTTTTATCTCCCCATGTACCCGAGTTTTCACCCGTTACCATTAACTCAAGTTTGAGGTCCGTAGAATACGATGATGGCATAAAAATTCCTTATAATATTATAATATTTATCAATTTTAGTTTCATTAAGCTGCTATGTCAACCACAGCCCAGTTATTAGTTACCCCTATATCTATTACTGCCCAAGCTGTTATAAATAAACGACCTGTAGAAGCTGTCATATTTATGCCATTTACATCTATATTAGCATTTGCAGTTATAGATAAAGTTCCTGTAGTTGTAGTTAATAATTGTCCACTTACAGTAACATCTACATTCGTAAAGGCAGATTCATCTCCTAAAGATACATTTAATAAATTAGTAGATAAAGTTAAATTAGCATCCCCATTAATTGCTAAACTTCCAACATTTGAAGTTATAATATTAGTAGAAACAGATATGTCTGCACCTGCAGTTACACTTACAGAAGCAATAGTTGAATTTAATAAATTTGTAGAAGCATTAACAATAGCATTTCCTACAACGTTTTCATCACCTAATGATATATTTATTTGATTACCTGTAACTTCAAATGAAGAACCAGCATCCGCTGTTATTGTTCCAGTTGAAGAATTCATGGAATCACCAACTACGATTTCAGATGTATTACCATCTGCAGTAATTGAGTAAGCACCAATTGTTGTATTTAAAATATTTGTAGATAATACAACGTCAGCATTACCCACTCCACTTTCATCTCCTAAACTTATTTGTAATAAATTTGTAGATAAAGTTAAATTAGCATCTCCAGTAATGGAAACAGTATTAACTGTAGAATTTAATTGTTGTCCTACAACTGAAATATCTTGACCAATTGAAATGGATACAGAATTTATGTTTGTAGAAAGTGTAAGTACTTGTCCTATACTCCAAGAACCAGATCCCCACGAACCTTGACCCCACGCTTCAAATGTAACTGTAGCGTCTTCGTTGCCTTCTCCCCAGTATCCTATACCGTATACGCCTGAACCCCAGGGAGCCGACATAAATCCTCCTTAAGCTATTCTTAAGATAGCTGCTGCAGATGTAAATGCTGGGAATTGAATTGTAAATGTTCCAGATGTTGCAGTTTTATCACTACCAAAATCTAATACACATACTGATTTGTTAGAAGCTGATGTATTATAAATTAAAGCTCCTCTTGCAGTAAGTGTTACTCCTGTAAAAGATAAATCTGCGAAATCAATTATTGCTACTGAACCATCTAGTGATACTTGTTGAGAAGTTAATACTCCTCCACCTGCAGAATACTGACCAGTGTTACTTACTTCGTTACTTGATGAGTATACTGTTGTATTAGCATCTAATGTAGCTGCTGATGAATAAAGTGCTAATTTAAAAACTTGTCCAGAACCTGAATCAAAATCATGCACAGCACCTAAAAGTTCTGATTTAAAAGTGTTGCACACTGCTTGTGTTATTGCCATATAATGTTCTCCTTATAGTTGTTATGGGGATGGTGAATTAAGCTTAAGGCGTAATGTACCATCCTGAAATTCGTCTCTGCGTCTTCTTCCTGTTTGTTCTAACGCAAATCCTTGTAACGCTTCATTATACTTCTCTTGATAAAGTTTGTACATATCCATAGGTCCTTTTAAATATGCAAAAGCTTCAACTAAACATGCATATAATAATAATTCTGGAGCGTTTAAACTTATATATGTTGTTGTATTTGTAGAACTTAATCCATCTGGAGTGTAAATATAATCTAAAGTAACTACATAAGCTGAATCTGGAGTTGGTGCTACTTCAATTGCATTTTCCCTAAATGTAGCATAATATTTTGGAAATCCAGTAGAACCTGTAGAATTATATTCTGTGATAAATGTATCATCTCTCGGCTCTAATGATACTTGAACAGAAGAACTATTTGTAGCAACGACTGATCTAACAATTAATGCTCTTCTATCTGTATTAGTGCCAGAAGACCCTGATGAATTTGGTAAAGCTAAATACTTGTTATTAGCTGTAAATGTAGAAGTCGCGTACTCGCGCGCGTAATCTGCGTCTGCTTCTCTAAATATTTTAAATTCAGCATCTCTAATAAAACCATTAACAATAGTTGAAGTTAAAACTTCAGATCCTACTTCTGTATAATCTCTAATCTTTTGTACTAATTCTGTATAAGTCATGATATATTAATAGTTACATCTCCTACTGCAGAATAAGCTGATCTTCTAGTATTAATAACATCTCCACTTATTTCAGGCTGCAAACTATTAGTTCTAGTTTCATATTGACCTGGCCAGTAGTATAAATCTAATTGAACTAAACAGCCTCCACCTGGTCTTATATCTGCTCTTGGTCGTTTTAAACCTTGCGGATCAGCAGGATGATAAGGTGGATCTAATTGTGGATGTTTTGGTTCATATTCAGATATATGTACTATAGAACCATTCCATTCTTTAACCATTTCAAGATAAGGGAATTGCATTCCTGATCTATCTGATATAGCTAGTGATCTTTTACCTCTTGCAAATGCCATTAGTATCTATCTCCAAAGTAAGTAAATGGTGAAATATATAAAGATGTTCTTTGTCCATCTTCTTGTAAAGCTCTTTCTAATTCATCTTCATACAATAATTTTAAAGCTTGTATTCTATCAGGTGCATATTTTTGTGATAAATAAAAAGCAAGTCCTGAAACCATACATGGCAAAAATCTATATGGTAAATCTGCTTGATTTGTGTAAGCACCTGCATCTTGAATTCTTTGAATATAATAATACTTTAAATAAGTATAAGTTACACAATCAGGAGCTAAGTATAAACTTATTTCTGGTGTTATTTGTCTATTCACATAATATTGTGAAGGTTGTCCTGTTTGACCTTTATTAGGAAGTGCAGCGTATGCAGATCTATCAATCTTATTTAATGAAATATCATTTGTATCTGCAGTCACTCCTTGTGTTGAAGAAACATAAGCTTCTAAAACATCACTACAATCACTTGGAGTAGTATAGGTAATTGTTCCCGCAGTTAATAATTGATTTTTAAGTTCTACTTTCCAAAGGTGAATACCTCTATTTCCCCATTCAGAAAATAATAAATTTAAACTTCTTCTTGATGATTTTAAATCGTAACCTTTTGTATTACGAATGCCACATCTTTCAAAAGACTCCTCGATGACATCATCGATGTCTAAATTAAACGATGTTGTTCCAGATGTAGCCATAAGTCATAACCTTACTTTTTCTTTTTAGCCGGTTTTTTAGATCCGTTAATTTTTCCAGTAAGTTTATAAGGCTTATGTGCACCGCCCATTGGTTGTTTGTATGCTACGTTCATTTATACTATCCTCGATTTTTGTTTATTAACTTGAAACATTTTTTGACCTCTTGGTATAAAAACAGCTCCACCATGTTTTTTCTTTTCCATTTTTTCTTTAATTACGTCTTCAGCTTCATTAATCCCATAACCAGCTCCCATTAAGCCTGTAGCTTTTAAAGCTCCCTTAATAGCTCTTGCTCCTCTTCCAATTGGAGTTGCTCTTACTAAAGCAGATGCAATATCTTTTGCACCACCTAATGTTTTTCTTCTTTCTAAAAACCTAGAAGTATCTTTTTCTAATAATCTAGAAGTATCGCCTTTCTCAACATCTAATTCTCTCATTCCTTTTGCAGGATATTTTCCAATACTTTCATAAATTTTTTTTAAATCATTATCAGCCATAATTAATCTCCTACGTTAATCATACCACCATAGTACTTCTTAGTAAACGTCTTAACAAAAGTAGGCTTTGGACCAGTATTACCAGCTGCTCTTTTTCTTTGAACTGCTGATCTTCTTTGACCTTCTGACATAGCCCTAGCTTTAGCTAATGGTACACATTTAGGATATCCTTTTCTTTTTTCACCCTTAGATCTGCCACATGGAGCAAAAGAGCCATCTTTACGTTTAGCTCCTATGTCTACCCATTTCTCTGCAACCCATTTACGTAAACTCATTAGTAATATTTAGTTATCTTTATTTTCTCATTCATAATTTTTCCACAACCTGTAGCTCTTTTTGCTTTAATAACCCCTCCACGTTTTTTTCCACCTGGCGTTACTTTGCCAGAACAAACTGCAGATGCATACATATTGGCATATGCACTTGGATATACTTTAAACTTTCTTTTAGCAGCAGCCTTTCCTCTTGGACAAAGTTTAGCCATTACTTTTTCTTTCTTTTAGATTTAAGCATGGCTCGTGATGGTTTAGCTCCTCTGATCTTGCCTTCAATCTGTTGTGGTATTTGTGATCTTCCTATAGCCATAATTAAAACATTGGTGAATAGACAATTTTACCATCTACCTTATCTGCCTTCAAGTATTGCCGTCTGTTGTATTTACTTGAATAACTACAATGCACCCATCCACTATTAGGTTCATTTTCATTCCAAAATTCAAGTATACATTGATCATAGTCTAAGTTGGCTACAATAAATTCAGCTAAAGCTTTATTAGCTATACTAAATATTTCAAAGTCTGCGGCTTCCCCGCGCGTGTGCTGGCTCGTGGAGCTTGATCCGATAGCCTTGCATAATTCTGGTGATCTAAAACCAGAGCTCACGGATACCGGCATTCCATAAAAATCTCTAATGGGTTGTAATATTTTTTCACAAAGTATTTTGAGATTTAATATTTGTTCTTCATTAGGAATGTTAGCAATACCTAATCTTAAAGCTTCTTGTGACTTTGTTAATTCATCCAATGTAAAATTTTCACTTAATTTCATTTTATTATTTCAACATTTGATTCTGTATAAATAACAACTCTAGCTCCACAAGACAATATTGGTTTTTCATCGTCATATATAACAGAAGAAGGTCCTAACAGTTTAACTTCTTTACAGTAAGTGTTTTTACTTCCTTGTTTTACAGTTATTACAGGTTCTTTTGTTTTGTTTTTTAAATTACTTTTTATTTTATGTTGATTAACGTGTATGTATGTTTTCATTTCTTAATTTACGTATTACTTCAATAACATGTTTTTCGTATTCTTTATTTGTCGAAAAATTATCTAAAGCTTTTGCCATTAGAATAGGATCTTTGTTTAATGTGATCTCTCTAATTTTTCTAAATTCTGCGTACGCTCTTTTTGTATTTAGAATTTCTATGTAATATCTAACAGATTCGCACTTGTTTTTAAAGACCCTGACACGCCATTCTATGGTATCTGGCTGTTTATGTGGTAACATACCCTCTTTTGACCATACCCGTATACCAAACAGATTGTGCCCTTCTCGTGCAAACCGAGATGTTCCGTAATTTGATTCAACAATTGCCTGTGCTATTATTAGTTCTGTGTTAACTCTTTGTCGTCTTGGGATATTAAAATTTAGATAATTGATGCAATGGGTGAGGGATGTAATGAATTCTTTGTTGTTTGAATACTCAAACCTCGGGACACCAAACCCGAGTTTTATGGCCCAGTTGACCGTATCAACTTGGACCTTCCTCTTGGCGGCGGGGTTGGGGAAGAATGTACCTAATACAAATGCTGCTAGAGCTATGATCAAATATCTTATTATTGTAGTCTTTATTATCATGGCATTTACAGTAATTTGATAAGCAGCATCCAGCTGCTAGGTTGTTAATACAATTAACTTTTTTTTGAATCATCTACGTGATAAAACATATCATCCGTATCTTCTAATTTCCAATCTTTGTTTTCCACATTCCACTCATTAGTTTGTACTTTATAATCCGGCCAATGTGTTGAAGTTGTAAAGCTAGGAATACTCCACAAAATACGATTATTAGGTTGAACTGCAAAATTACCGTTATCAAGAGCCAAAACATGAGCACACTTATGCTGATCGGGAATTTCAGAATGTTCAGTATCGATGATATTAGGTTCTGGATGAGCCCAATCAATTGTGAATA